GGTTTGAAACGCCGTAATTGACCGCAATGTTGCCGTTGGCAGATATTTGCGTGCAAATGGTGTCTACATCACCGTCATACGCGTTTGCAACGACTCCGCCAGCAGAGGTGGTGTATGACCCACTTGGACGATCCATCGTGCGATACAAGACGTTCCAAAGGTCAATTGAACCTTTGGGTAGTTCGTAGATGTATTTGTCAGGGGTCAGGCCAATGACTTTCTTTGTCATCGTCCAAAATTGAATGCCTCGATTGCCTAGATCAGACAAGAGGAAATACAGCGACTGACGCGCAGACAAAACCTGCTCAGAAGTCAACTCTTCGGCAAGTTTTCCACAACGTCGAGCGCCGTGATCAATCAATGTCTGGACATTGATAACGGTTTGACCAACTGTTCCAGAAAACGCCATATCAACACTTCCAACGTGCAAGCGCCGCCGCTTTACGAGTCGGCTGACCCTTTTCATCTTTCATCGGCCCAGCCATACCGCTCATTCGAGCGCAGAAGGAGTCCTTGCGTGCGCCTCCCTGTGGCTGGGGTGCTTTTAGGTTTGAACCAGTCTCTCGATTGTACTTCTCGCGACCTTTTTGCGTAAGACCTGCGCCTTGTTTTGTTGGCAATTTTTCGCCACGGCTGACAGAAAGGTTTGGCCCGCCTTCTTTAAATTTCTTACCTTTATCAGCCTTGGCAAACTCCTTACCCACCTTTTGAGGAATGCCCACCTTTTTGGCAAACGAAGGGTTGTGCGCAACCGCTTCCATCAATTTGTGCTGGGAAGATGATTTGCTTGGCATGATTACCAGCAGGATTTTTTAGCAGAGCCACCAGTTTTCATTTTGGCGGTTTTTGCTGATTCTTTAAAGTCTTTAGCCGTTGGCGCACCTTTGCTACCCACTCGGCGCATCTTTTCGCCAGAGCCTTCAGCGATTCTTTCACGCTTTGCATTAATGTTGGCATACAAGCCTTTCGGTTTTTTTGACATAATTTAACCGCAGAAAATAGTCACCGACGCAGTACCGGGCAAAGTGACATGAATGTTTGTGGTGAAGCGAATACCGTTGCCGGGGATTATGTTGGCAAACGGGTTGTTTGTGTTTGCTGGAATGTTGATTCGCAAACGAACAGTGCCGCTTGCCCCGCCATCACGGAAAATAATTTCGCCAGCAGTGCCGCCAGACAGCGCTTGATACCCAGCGAGATTTGTCGCGCCAGCGTAAATTGTTCCCGTCGCATCAGCGTGCGCAGAAAATACATTCGTCAATGTTGACATTTAAATCTCCAATTAAAAGCGGGGGCCGAAGCCCCCACTCGTTTTTAACAAGCGCCACCGCCACGCTTTTTACTTGCTGGCGTAACCGTTACAGACTCTTTGGTCTTGGTCACACTGTCAGCCTTTGGCATGAAGTAATTCTTGGCTTTACCAGCCAACTCTTTCACCATGCTCAAAGGATTGAGCGCATCTTCCAACTCACGACTTGCTTTGTCGCTTACAGATTTTGGGTCTACTTTGTTTTTGTCAAAGAAACGCTCATCTGGAGTTGGAGAGCCACCATCTTTCATCTTCTGGTACTTGCTGTACTTCAAGTTGGAATCAGCCTTGGCCTGTTTCATGGCCGTAGCGTTTTCTGCTTTAAAATTTGCACGCAAGCGGCCTTGGGCAGGAGTTACCTTGCCGCCGCTTTTAAAAGTACCAGACAACTGATTGATGCTTACTGGTGTCGATGGCTTTTTAGCGCCTTGGGGCATCGCGACGGGTTTGCCTGTATCAACAGTTCCCCCCGTCGCGTAGGCTTTTTTTGAGGCTTTTCCCCCCATTTTGTAGCCGCCGCCATTGCCAAGAGCAACGCCGCCAGTTGCATAGCCGCGCATCATGCCGCCGCCCATCATGCCACCTTTTTTCATCTTGCCTTTGCCATCAGCCGCAAAGGTCGGAACCATCTTCCCGTCTTTCTCGACCATAGGCATACCGCCGTCTTTGTAGCCACCGCCGTTACCGTTCTTTACGCCGCCCGTTTTGCCACTAGACTTGCCAGTGTACTCAGCGGTGTGCATCTTAGTGTCGCGATATGCGCCACCTTGATTTTCGGTATTGATGATGCCGTTGCCAGCCACGCCGCCTTTGGCGTACTTCTTGACATTGCCGCCTTTTTTGTAGCCGCCTTGCCCATTAGTTACGCCGCCAGTTGCGCAGGCCATACCGCCAGACTTCAGACCTTTATGGCCTTTGCTAGCAGGCTTAGACTCGTGAGACTTCAGTTCTTTCTCAAGACCCTTCATCTTTGTCATCTCAGCCTTATGCGTTGCCTTAGATTCGCCACCTTTTTTCATTGGCGCAGGCATAGAGGGGTTGCCCATAGGCATGGCAGGCTTTGCCATTGCAGGCTTCTTAGCCATCATTGCCTTGCGGCGTGAGGCCATCGAAGGCTTGCCGGGGGCGCGAACAGGCGCATTAACAGCAGGACGACCCACAAGGGCTGGAGTACCAGCCATCATGTCCATTGCACCGCCACCCATAGCCATCTTCTTGTGACCAGCCTCGGCTTTACCGCCCTTTTTCATGTTCACATGACCGCCCTTTTTGAGTTTTAACTCAACGGTCGGCTCAGTGGTCATCATTTTGACCATTGGTTTAAATTGTCCCATGTCACTCTCCTTTAGGCTTGAGTCACACCGAGAGCGCCAACGCGAGTTGCGTTAGGGCCGACAGCGATTGCTGGCAACAAGATTCCTACCACTGTGCGAACGATGCCGTTCGAGGCAGTAGCAGGGGTGTATGTACCGCGAACGTCACCAGTGGTGGTCGTAGCAGTTGCAGTATCAGCGGCAACAAAAGTACCGCCATCTTGCGCCAAAGCGTTGTTGCTCTTAACGCTTGCCACATAAGCAATGTTAGGAACGCGAACTGGGCAACCCAAGACGTTGGTTGAGCCAACAGTCAGAGCAGTACCAGTAGCGCCACTTACGGTTACAGAGGAGACAAGGTAGAAGGCTTTCAATCCACTCACGGCGGTGCTTACAGCGGCGCTGGAGGTGATTGCTTCGCTCATTGCTTGACCGTAAACATCAAAACCAGACACGGTCACGGTTACAGGAGCCACACCCAAGGTGTAAGTCAAGCCTGTTGGCGTGCCTGCGGTGGTTACAACTGCCGCGCCTGCCGTAGTGGTCAGAGTCGCAGAAGTCGCTGTCACAGCGGTCAAAATGTAAGTTGTTGGGTCTGTGTAGCCTGTAATAGTACCTGTGCCACCCAAAGTGCCAGAGATAGTCAAACGCTGACCAGTTACCAAACCAGATTGCGAGGTAAAGGTAATACCACCTGATGTGTTTGCAATTACAACGCTAGACAAAGTAGCAACAGCGGCGGTTGCCGTCGTTACGCGAACGCCGCGAGGGACATCAAGCGCAAGTGCGGAAACACCAGATGCTGTCGTGACTGACTTTACATTGGTTCCAGCCGTTAAGGTCAATGCACCAGCGGCGGCAGGGGTTTGTGAAGCGGCAATGTTGTTTGCCACGGCGGCTTGAGGAACCACATCCCACGCATAGATGCGACCCAAGGGGCCAACACCCAAACTCATTGGAGATGGATTCTCAAAAGGCTCTAAGTCATGGAGAGTCAACGCAACAGTGTTTGCAATGTTGATTGCTTGGTTGAGGGTATAAGTACCAGCGCCACCAGTACCAGTGCCAAAGGCAGTGATAAAAGTACCGTCAGTTACGCCAGCACCATCAACAAACATACCAACAACGATTGGTGCGCCAAAGCCCACAGAGGTGATTGTTAGTGTTGAAGAAGAGGAACCACCAGTACCACCGATTGCGGTAGTAGAGGCGTTGCGCAAGCCCGTACCCATGTAGGTCTCGGCTGGGCCTAGAAAAAGATCATCTGAAAATTGAGGCATGGTCTGCTCCTTGAAAAGTTTGACCAAAAATTAAAAATAAGGGGCTGGGTTTTATGCCAGCCCCTGCTTGCTTTAGACGCCGGGTGTACCGTACATCGCACGAGGATCAGTGAAGCCAACCTGATAACGCTCTGTCGCCTTGTAGCGCATAGAGTCAGTTTCAAAATCGCCTTCCATCGTCTTCTCCAACTTGCGACGCATCAGCAACTTCATGCCTTCAGGAGCGTCTGTCTGCACCCACCATGCGGTGGCTGAAGTCAAACGGCTGATAACAGCGGCACCTTCGTCCAGCAAGCCGATAGACTTAACTGGGTTAATGTCGTTGTTGGCATTGCCAGCACGCAGAACAGATTTCAACAACACTTCTGCTTGGAAGACGTTGCCGGGGGCCACCACCAATTGGCGGGGCACCAAACGAATCTTCTTCTGGTTGTTGTCCACTGCTTGACGAATTTGGATCAGCATCTGCTCCAAAGAGGTCTGGGACAAGTTAGCGGCAGTGGTCAGCAAGTTGCTGAAGGTGCCGTTCACGATGGGGTGTGAAGCACTGTTAAGTGCCACGCCGTCGCCGCCGGGGTATGACGAATTGAACGCACGGTTCAAAATGTTTGCCGACAGAGTCTCTTTGGTCTCAATCAAAGACTGAGCCAAGTGA